CCAACCTATTGTTATAAAAATGATTGATTGATTTCAATGGCTTACCATTGATAATCAATGGTTTATCACCATTATTGAAGGTTAAGGCAACCAAGTTATTCATCCCCAAGTCACCACCACAATAAATACCGTTGTCTTTAATTAATTCCTTGTTTTCTTTTTCATAAATAATTTCAATCACATAGGAATTAATTTTTTTGACCAACCTTGCTTCTTTGATTTCTTTGCGGGTTATCTTTGTTGAAATATAAATGTCAGTGCCACTAGGGTTAAAAAAGCCTTTATCAAGTTGTTTCTTTGATATCGCACCCTTTTCATACATAACTACATTCCTACCATCAATTTTATCCTTATAATGAGGGATTTCAGGCTTACCTTTAAACTTGCTTGGGTTCTTTTTATATTCATTCAAACCTTTGAAAAATGACTTAAAATCCTGGTTTACCTGTAAAACAACTTTATTGGAAACCTTTCTCGGCATTGCTTCATAATCAACACGTTGTTGATTCTTTATTAAATCATAATTCTTGGTTAAATTAAAGAATTCCTTGGTTTCAAAAAAATATTGTCTGATATTATATAAAGAAATGTTATAAAGATTTTTAGATAGAAATGCTAACTTGTCTATTTCATTATAATACTTATGTGTTTTCTTGATTTGATGTTTTTCTACTAAAACCATTTATTTATAACATTTTAATGTATATATAAATGTTTTTAGTTCATTTTTTCATTTTTAAAAACTTTTTTCTATATTTGTTCTATATTTTTATATAGTTTTTGTCACTAGTATCAAACACCATTCCAATAATTTTCAGCATATTCTTTTTTTAATTCTGTATTATGTTCGGGTGTAATCATATAAATTTCAGAATACCAGTTTAAATCTGATTTTTCAACTTCACCCAATGGTTCAACAAGATAAATAAAATCAATTGAACCACCAGCATCTTCAATAGAATCTATATCATCAGTCATAAATACAGAATCATATCTACTTAATTTATCTTTTGGTCTATATTTTTCCATAATATTTTCCAATTCTACATCATTTATTCTGGTGTAAGATTTGTCATGTGGTTTTAAAATAGTTCCTATTGGTAATTTATCATAAGACCCATGATAATATTTTTTGTTTCTTGCTTCAAATAATTTATATTTTGTTATCATATATTATATTTTATTGCTTTAATTTCAACATTAGATGCTTTTCTAATAATATCTTTTTCACCAATTTCATAAAAATCATCATCTATTTTTTCAAATGTTTTAATATATTTCATATAATTATATATTAAAAATAAACATTCAATTTTTTATGGTATATAATTAAAAAAACAATATAAATAAATGAATTCATTTGATTTTTTCGAGGCTATTTATGTAATAAATTTAGATGAAAGAATAGATAGGTGGGAACATGCACAAGAAGAATTTAAAAAAGCTGGTATTTTAGATAGGGTTCAACGGTTTTCTGGAATACGTGATGCTGATGGTAGATTGGGAATTATAAAATCAAATTTAGCAATAATAAAAATAGCAAAAGAAAAGAAATTGAAAAATGTTTTAATTTTTGAAGATGATGTTCAATTTATAGTAGATAATCCCCAAGATATTTTAGCTAAAACAATTCAACAAATTGGAAATATTAAATGGCATCTTTTTTATTTGGGTGCAAATACACATCAAAAACTTACAAAATTTAAACCAAATCTTATTTTATTGAAAAATGCATTTGCAGTTCATTCTATGGCATATAGTGAATTGATGTATGATATTTTTATAAATAAATACGAAAAACTGAAAGTTATATCAACATATGATGATATTCTTGATGTGTTTTTAGCAAGAAAAATTCAAGAAAAATATATTTGTCTTATGACAAATCCGATGATGACAACTCAAATGAATTCTTATTCTGATATCGAAAATAGAATTGTAGATTATTCTTTTATTGAAGAACGATATAAAAATAACATAAAATAATGGATATTAAAATTGTCAATGTAAAAAAAAATAATAAATTATATGAATGAAGTCATGTTAAATAAACAACCAATAATAATAACAGATCAATCGTTAGAACGTAGAGAAGATATTTATGCCATAATTGAATATGGTAAAATTGTCAATAGATGTTCAATGGGTGATCAAATTTATTCTACTGATTTTTGGAAATATTTGAAAGATAAATTTAGTATTAGTAATGAAAATATTACAATGTTTTGTGATATACATTCAGATACAAAAAATAGAACAGAAAAAATATTTAAATATATTATCAAAACAAAAAAACCATATAAGGTAATGTTTACATTTTATGATGAAGAAAAAGTAATTGATAATAAAATATATGAAAATGAAGAAGAACAAAAAAATAAAATAACTGATTTAACTGTTTATTATGATTATGATGTTATAATAAATGTAGATGAACTTATTATAGATTTGAAGAATATGACAAGTTTACCAATTATTAGTAAATCATTTTTTATAATATCAACTAATTCTATGGGATATGAATTGCGAGCAGCGAATGTTAAAGATTTGGATATCCGAATAGATTTAAATTATGGTGAATCTTTTGTTGATAAATATGATGATATTGTTGATAAATTGAAAAACAACAAACATGGGTTATTTTTATTTCACGGTGAACCAGGTACTGGTAAAACATCATTAATTAGAAAATTGGTATCTGATTTATCAGAAGACAAAACAATAATTTATGTTCCATCATATTTTATGTTTGATATTGCAAATCCTGAACTTATTTCTTTTATATCTAAATTCAAAAATTCAGTATTATTGTTAGAAGATGCTGAACAAATATTAACATCTACAGAAGAAGAAAGAAATCAAGCAGTTGCAAATATATTAAATATTAGTGATGGTTTATTAAATGATCATATGGATATGCAAATAATTGCTACTTTTAATGCTAATAAAAAAGTTATAGATAAAGCATTATTAAGAAAAGGTAGATTAATGGTCGATATTGGATTTAAAAAATTGTCTGCAATTCAAGCAACAAATTTATCAAAATATATTGGATTAAATAAAACATATACTGAACCAAAAACTTTGGCTGAAATATATGAAGAAAAGGTTGGTAAACAATTAGTTGATAATGATTTAACACCTACAAAAATAGGATTCAATTACGAAAAGTAAAGAAACGATAATATGGCAAAGAAAATAAAAAATGAATGGTATAAAAATAACCTTAGAATAGATGCACTAAGGGAATGTGGAAATGCTGATCATTTAGAAGATGAAAATGGTAATTTCAAATCAGAATGTCCTCACGAAAAAGATAAAGTTTCAATTGGTTACATAGAAGATATTTGTCAATGGACATTTTATAGAAAGGATTTAACAAATGATGAAAAGCTTGAAACAATATTGAAATTAGAAAATATGATACAAGATTTGTTGTCTGATATGAAAATAATTTATATACCAACTTGGTCAACAAAACTAAAATAATTATTTTTTATTCAATTCAATAATATTTTGAAATTCTTTTAATATTTGTTCTTTATTTTCAAATTCTGATTTATTAATATAATCAATGACCATTTCATTTATATTTGATAATGTTGAATCATTTAGTATTATTTCTTCTTTATCTTTTAAAATATCTTCATCTATATATGAATAACCGATAATATTATTTTCCGATAATAGCAAATCAATTTTAATTTTATTATCGGTTAATAATTTTTTATTTATACTTAATGTAAGATAATTATTATTGATTAAATCTGGTGATAAATTTAAATCTTCTTCAGTATTTATTGAAATATTTTTGAAATTTAGACTTGTCTTGTTTAATATAAATTTATCTGTATCTGAATGTGTTTCTAATACAATAAAACCTTTTTTTTCATCACTATCAACGTTATATGGTGCAGCTAAATTTTTTATGTTGTTAGTTATACTATTTTTATCATAGAAACCATTGTAGCATTTTTTAAAAAATTTCATTTTAGATATGAAAATATCTTTTTTCTGTGAATTCAAATAATCACAATTGAAGAAACAATAATCAGAATCAAATCTATCAATATCATTCAAAGTTGTATTGAACGGTAGCATGGCAAATTTTTGTTCTAATAATAATTTTATTTCAGTTGGTTTTTTAATAATCCCAACACGTTTAATGTGCTTTACCACATTTAATGGTAATTCATCATTTTCACCTTCTAATATAAATACAGGTAATATTTTAGATAAATTTTCAAATAATTCTTGAATAAATTTCAAAATATTTAAATCAATAGTTTTAGATTTGGATATAAAGTTACCTAAATGAATTAAAATATCATTATCATCAACATTATCATTCAAATATGGTATAAATACATTATAATAATAATCATTTAGATTTTTTAACCAATCTTTTGTTGATATATTTTTAGAAAAATTAAAATTTGTATTGCTAATTATAAATATTTTAGACATAAAGTTTTTTATTGCTTATATCAAATAATTAATAAATAGTTTATAGTTCAAAAAAATATTTGCTGATTAAATTTTTAATTCTTATATTTGTTGAATATTTAAAAAATTATAATAATTTATAATTCAATATGGAAACAATTAAAGGTCATTGCACGACAAATTTAGATGATTACAGTATGACTGTAACAGATTTTTATAGAGTACCAAATATAGGTGAACGTGTGGCTTGTATGCGAAAGGGATATGATACAACACTGAAGGTGTGTCAAATTACCCACGATTTTAAAGATGGTAAGCCGTATATAATTGTCGAATTGAATGTGTAAAAATTTTATATTTGATATTTATGCTTAATTTCATTAATTTTTTTCAATTTTTCTTTTCGAGATAATCTTAATTCTAAAATTTCAAAATCACCAAATATGTCATCAACAGAAAAAGTTACTGATATATTGGAATTATTAAAAGAAAAATCAATCGGATATATTCCATATAACTCAATATTATGATATTTTATTGTTGATTTATAAGATTTAGTTAAAGACTTTTCAACCCAATTACTTATTGATATATAATTTTGGTTACTAGTATATGCGATTAATTTAATATTACTATTATTGTATTCAAAAAATAAGTCACCTATTTCAATTACAATTAATTCGAATTCAATATTATTAATTGTTATTTTAAAATTATTAAGATTATATGTTTTCATTATTCAATTGATGTTATTATTAGATTTGCACTGTGTGAAATAAATTTCTACAAATTTTAAAATTTTTCTTTTTATATATTATATTAAATAGATTTTGTTTAAAATAAAAAAATATTTATATATAAACTATATCTGCAAATGGATTTATATAAAAATATAACTAAATTATGAAATATTTTGCTTACGGTTCGAATATATCCGAACAGAGACTAAAAAATGAAAGAAAAGTTAATTTTATAAGTAGAAAATTTGCAATTTTAGAAAATTATAAAATTAAATTTAATAAAGTATCAAAAAATAATTGTTATTTGAGTTTTGCAAATATAGTAGAATCAGAAGGATCAATTGTTGAAGGTGCATTATATGAATTAAATGACAATGATATTAATATTATTAACAAATTCGAAGGTTATCCAAATCACTATTACCAAAAAATAGTAGATGTAATTTGTGATAATCAAATAATTCAAGCCATAACATATATTGCAAACCCTTTAATGATTCGTGAAAATATAAAACCCGACAAAAAATATCTTAATTATATTTTAGATGGTAAAGATATATTTAGTAGTGAATATTATGAAAAATTATTATCTACAAAGACATTAGATTAATTCCATATTTCATCTTCTTCTTCACCTCTATTTTTTTCTTCTATTTGTTTTCTGAATATTAATGCATCACGTTTTATTTGTTTGGCTGTTTGAATAATATATTCTAAATCGTGTCTTAATCTTACTGATGCAACTTTGAATTCTTTTTTATAGAGTTTATAATAATCTATTCTACAATAATTCAATCGTTCTATGATATCTTCAATAGGATTATTTTCATCATCATATTCATCGTAATTATTATCGTATTTGATCATATTCTTGTAATAATTTTTCTTTATTTATTGGGACAACACCTATTTCTTCACAAACAATGCCACCTGCAACATTAGCTATTTTTGCAATTTCTTCAATTTCAATTTCATCAATTAACATACAAATTACTCCTGCTACAGTATCACCACAACCAGAAACATCAGCTACATTTCTTGGTATACCAGACAAAAATTTATTAATTTTAGTATCATTTTTTTTGTATGATATAAACATTCCATTTTCTGACAATGTAACTAAAACAATTTCAATTCCACGTTTATGTAAAATATCAGCACCGAATAATAAATCTTTTTCATCATTATAATTTAAATTTAAACCTTCTAAAAATTCTTTAAGGTTAGGTTTAAATAATGTTACATTATTATAATTTGAAAAATTTTTTTTCTTTGGATCGACAACAATAGGTATATTTTTTGCTTTGGTTGTTATAGTAGATATAATAGTATTGTCTAAAATACCTTTATCATAATCTTGTAATAATACACAATCAATTTTTTCATTAGATAATATTTTAATTATTTCTGATATTAATTTATTTTGGTCATTAAAATTTAAATTGGTTTTTATTTCTTCATCTAATCTAAGCATTTGATGATTATTTCCGATTATTCTTATTTTATTTGTGGTAATTCTAGTATTTGATTTAATAATATAATCAATAGATATATTTATTTTATCTAATTCTGATAAAAAAATTGAACCTTTTTCATCATTTCCAATTACGGAACATAATATGGGTGTTCCACCTAGATTTTTGATATTTGATGCTACATTTGCAGCACCACCTAATTTATGTTGTGAATATGTAATGTCAACAACTGGAACAGGTGCTTCAGGTGAAATTCTGTCTACTTTTCCAAACATATAAGAATCTAACATAACATCACCAATAATTAAAATTTTTTTATCCTTAAACATATTAAAAAATTTTTATTGTATATAGTTTATTATTTGTGTCCTATGATTATGAACAATCTGAATTTTTAATACTTTTCATAATTGATTTTATTTTATCATCAGATGTTCCAACATGTTGGTGATAATATGATTTTCCTGTATCTGGATCGGCAATAGATGCCCATTCTTTAGCTAATCCTTTTTGAAACACACTATCAGTTATTTTTCCATCTAACCATTTATCATAACCCCTATTTAGAATCAATTTTTGCATAGCTAATTTATCTTGGGTATCTGCTGAAAATATGGTATTATCTGATAATCCAATTTTAGTGACAAGTTCATTTAATGTTCCTCTAATAAATTGATATTTTCCTACTGCTGTCGAACTTGAACCATTTTTTAACATTAATAATTGAACTTCTTTAACTTCACCAATTGTTAAGCTTGATAATGGTTGTACATTTTTTCCTGATAATAATTTAGTTGGTGTATATTTTCCATATCCAAATGTTATATCATATGCTGTAACTGCATCACCTTTTTCTTGGGATGCTTTTTTGTTTGTTGTACCTTCACCTTCTGAAATTTGATCTAACAATTTTTTAGCATTTTTTTCTTTACAATTTAAAGTGGAATTATCACTAACTGGACCTTCACTTTCATCAGATTGACTATTTACTGGTGATGTTGGGTCAGTTTCCCCGCCTTTATTAAATTGTTTAGATGCATCACAAGGTTCATTAACAGCAGATTGCGTATTAGTATCTGTTTTTATTTCATAGTCTTGACCATTATATTGATTGTTGCTTGGTTTCACCTGTGGATCACCCAAATTTACAAATGATTCTTCTACAAAATCATTATTGTTATATCTTCGATATAATTCAGTTGTAGTAAATCCAAATCCCATATCAAAATGCCATCTTTCACCAAATGATTGACCCCATCTAAAACCTAACGATTTGGCAATTGAACCTAATTTATCCCAATTTGGATAATTGTTTTGGGTTGCTTTAGTAATAAGTTTATTATTATGTGTTGGCCACATATCAACAGCTAATCCATATTGATGATAACTTTTCCCTGGTTGTGCAGCATCTTTATTTCCTTGTGCTATTAATTTTTTTTGATAATCTATTGATCTATATCCACTTGTTATAGTTATTTTAGTATTTAATTCAGCTTCAATTCTATCTATTAATCTTGTCACATATGGTCTAATTTGTGGATGTAAACTATCAACATATCCTTGATTTCCTTTTTGTCTAACTGTTTTTACTTTTTTTGTTTCTTTTGTTGGATCTTTTGTTGGATTATCTCGAATTGGTACAATGTTGCTAGGTGCTGCATTTTTTAAATCATCACAAGCTTTTTGATTTTGGTCTAAGATAGCATTATTTAATTCTTGATTAAGTACAGGGTCTTCTTCTATTGGAACAACCAAATCAATATCATTTTTATTGTTTATAACTTCTGGTGAACGACTTAAAATTTTTACTTCTCCATTATCTACGATTTTTACATTATTAGAAACAAAATCAGGTCTTAATGATTGATAATCTTGACATAATTTAGTTAAATTTGTTTTTATTATTGGCGCACCAATATTTCCTATCATAGAAAATGGTTTCATAAATTCTGCGATAAACTTATCCATCCATTCAAAATATCTTGTACCTAGAATAGCATCTTGGTCAGCATCTCTTGATCCAAGATTTAATATTTCTTCATTGTCTTTTAATTCAAGGTTAATTGATGCATTATCAATTGTTATTTTATTTAATAATTGATCTATTGTTAAAGTTTTTCCTTGTGAGTATATTTGTGTGGATTCATCAAATAATAATCCAGTAAAATTTACATAATCTTCATCACTTAACGATTTAAGTTTTCTTTGTAAATTTTCATTGTAATTTTCAGAATATATATAATATGGTGAATATAAGTCATCACTTAAAAACAATACATTTACTAATTTACCTATTGCAGGAACTTGAAATTCTTTACCTGCTAAACTAGCAAATGGATAAGCATACGGTATATCTTCAACAGGAATTGTGTGATAAAGTGTTTGAACTCTAACCTTAATTCTTCCTTTTCTATTTGGGTCTTTATTATCTTCTACAATACCTACATAAAAATCTCTTGATAATTGCATTATTATATTTTATTTTTTAAAAATTTGATGCATCTCGCATAGTATTTTGCAAATCCGTCAATAATCCAGATGCAATTTCTTTTCCAAGATTTACAACATTTATTCGGTCATTAAAATTTTTATTATAAACATTATCTGGTTCAATTTTATTTATTGTTGTTGCATTAGAAAATTGTGATAATAATTCATTTACTGTTTTACCTCGTTTTTCTCTTAATGATGTTTCAAGATTATCCATATAATTTAATCCTTGATTGACTATTGTTTGTTTAGCTTTTCCCAACAATTGATTTAAATAACCTTTTTTTTGTGGTGTTGATTCTGTTTTTATTCGGCTTAAATTATCTAAATAATTTTGTTTAGTACCAACTTCTGCTTCTTTCTTTGTAAATAATGATTGTTCCCAAGCATCAATAGTTAAACTATTATTAATTAATGGAAATTTACTTGATCTTGTTACCGATTTAAAATAAATATCAAATGATAATGATTGTGGTGTATAAGTTGGTCCACCACCATATCCGCCAATTTCTAAATCATTACCATAATTTTTACTTTCAAAAAAATCGAAATTACAATCATGTAAAGTATAAACAATTTGTGATTTTGGTGATAAAGAATATTTAATATCTTTATTTGCTATATAATCTTTATTAACCATATTTGTATCTGAACTAGGATTTGAACTTTGTGGCATTTGATAATTTCTCATATCATTTATTTTAATTGTCATATCAAATCTTAATAAATTATCAGGAAACATAAATCTTTGATTTCTATAACTATAAACAAGGTTATTATATAATTCGGTAATATACCAAGCTAACATAGATACATCTTCATTTAAAGTTATTGTTATTTTATCTTCACCATATTTTATCATTTTTTTGTTAAGATTATCTAAACCAGATAATTTTGTTATATAATATACTTTCTTTTTAGAATTGGTTTGTGCTGTATCTTTATTAAAAATCTTAAAAAATACTTTGTTGAATTCTTTCCAAATTTCAAACCTATTTGTGTAACCAACACTATCAATACCCATATATTTTTGTATAAAATATTTTAAACTATTTTTAGTAACAGCATCCGATAAATTATCTGTACCTACAAAAAATGGTGAATTATCATTAAATGAAATTTCAAATGTTGGTATAAATGGGTCTTCATACCAAAAATCATTTTGACCATAACCACCCAATTCATTATTTGTATATAATGCTCGTTTAAATGTATTTGTATTTTCATCATATATTAATTGAACAGCTTTTCCATCTTGACCTTCCCAAAAATCTTCTGGTTTTGCATCAGATGTGTGATATGGATCATATGCATCCAATTCTTTGGTTTCTAAACCTAATGTTTGTTTAAGTAATCCAACATTTGTGCCTGTTGCATTGGCTAATGCTTCTAATGCTGTATCACTAGCATACCCTTTTATATATTTTGCTGAATTTTTTGGTAATGATTTCATTATACTTTCAGAACCAAGAGGTGTTGCTAATTCGTTTCCATTTATTAAATTTCTAAAACTTAGTGGCATAATATTTTATTTTATTTTATTTTATTGATCTAAGATCATTTTTTGAATCACTTCCTTTTCCATAGTCAATACTTAAATCACGTCTCATCAATGTTATTTCTTGTTCAACACCATTTTTTCTTTTAAATTCATAGTTTATTCCAGTAACAAACCAATAACCAGATAATTTGGTATTTATGTTATTTTCGGGTGATTTTGTATTTGCATTTTGTGAAAATAAATCCTGGGGATTATATATATCAATTTTTATGTTTTGAAATCTTTTTATAGAAAAATTTACTTGATTTAATTTTACAATTAATACCATTTTTTCAAGTGTTTCTAAATTATATTTATTGGAAGCTTTAGCAAGACCATAATTTTTATGTACATTATTTTCGGTATCCATTTTTCCAACAAAATATTCATCGTTAATACTTTCAACATAAATTTGTGATGGTTTATCAATTAATTGTTTTAATGTTCCTTCATCTGCACCTAATTTTGTATCATCAGTTATAAGTTCTTTCAAATATTGTTTATATACGGTATTTTCATTTTTTATATACCATGTACTTTTCATTTTATAATTTTTTTTCAAATTAACTTTGAACGATTTATTAATTAAATTAAATTTATTTATATATTTGTTGGT